CTAGCCGAGCAAGCAAGATCGCCTGACCTTGGTCAGCAACGCGGGCCTGAGCGCCCCGGCATCCAGGTCGATGGCATTGATGAGCGCGGTGATTTCCGCCGAGGAGAGGGACAGGCGGCACGGCAGGCCGGTCAGCAGCAGCGACTCTCCAGCCGCCTCGTCTATCAGCATCACACGGATCGTCGATGGCGAATCCATCCGGGCGCTGAATACCAGCGGCTCGTAGTATCGCTGCACCACAGCGAAGGCTTCGGGTTGCCTGAAGCGTTTCATGTACGACAACTCCAAGTTGTCAGACGTCGGATTCCAACCATGCTTTCGCAATGCGCTGGCTGGCAACTGCAACACAATACGCATCGACAGGGCTGCCTGCTTCGAAGATGCCCCAAGGATGTTGCAGCTCATCGCGTCGCCAGATGAAAGGGGCAGCCGTCGTGGCTTGGCAAAACAGCTGAACAGCTGCCTGCGCCCGCCCCGTGGGAGCGAGAGCATTCACACCCGTTTGTGCCCCATAAACGCTGAAGGCCCCGGAGTACGGGGCCTTCAGGATTGGATATGGCGGAAGCGCAGAGATTCGAAATCAACGTCTGCCGACTACAGAGGCGCGTGTTTGCTGGCCTGCAGCGTTGCGCGCAGTGCCCATGGGAACGAAATGGGAACATTTTGGGAACCGGTGGATAGCCGAAAGCCCCGAATGGCGGGGCTTTCAGCGGTTTTTGGCGTGGGAATGAGCGGCGTTACAGCTTGAGCTGTCGCTCGATGAGGCTGGTCATGTCGGCGGCGTCCTCGTTGATCCAGGTGCCGTAGTGCTTGTGGATCATCGCCGTGGACGTGTGCCCCATCTGTTCGGCGATCCAGTCGAGCGGCACCACGCCGCTGGTGAGCATCTGGCTCGCGAACGTGTGCCGGCAGTTGTTCGGCCCGCGGTGGCGCACACCCGCCGCGCGCAGGTGAGCGTTCCACCAGCCATTGCGCATGTTGTCCGCCGTTGAATACGCCTGATCGGTGTGCGAGTTGTGGAAGACGAAGCGCACGTTCTGCTTGCGGATCGTCCGGTTGTCCCGGTCCGTCACCTCGATCTCCACGGCCGGCAGATCCTTCGTCCGCTCCGCCTGCTCGCGCAGCGCCTCGAGGGCCGGCTTCAGTAGCTTCAGCTTTCGCGTCGAGCGCTTGGTCTTCGTCACCTTGTAGGCGCTGCGCACCCGGGCGCGGCGGAAGATCACCTCGCCCCGCTCCAGGTCGACATCCTCCCAGGCCAGCGCGATCGCCTCGCTCACCCGCGGCCCGGTCCAGATCATGAACTTGATCAGGGCCAGCTCCTGCTCGCGGCCAGGCGATGGTGTGCCGAGGATGGCATCGATCTCCTTGCGCTCGAACGGGTCCGGGTCTTCATCGTCCGGCATCCGGATCACGATGCCCTCCGTTGGGTCGAACGCCACCTGATTCGTCGTGCGGTACAGCTGATAGATCTGCCGCACGATCGCCACGATCTCGCGCACCGTCTTGTTGTGCAGCTTGGGCATCAGCTTCTTCTGCACCCAACGCTGCATCTCAACGAACGTGATGTCCTCGGCCTGTCGATCGGCCCACTGCCGCCGAATATGGCAACGAATCTTGCTTTCGTGACTGCTGATCGCTGATGGCGCCAGTTCGTTGCGCTTGATATCCAGCCAGAGGTCGATCCAGTGGCCGAAGTTCGCCTCCTTCACCCGCGCCGAGTCGGGAAACCAGCGCGCATAGTTGAACGTCCCGGCCTGAATCTCGTGCCGAATGATCGCCGCCTGCCGCTCCGCACGTTCCAGGTTGCCAGGCGTTGGCTCGCCGGCGAACGGCTCCTTGCACAGCGCCCCCCTCGTAGCGGAAGTAAACCCTGATCGAGCGGCCCCGTACCTCAACTCCATCTGCCATATGCGTCCCCACGCGAAACCCAGCGGGCACGGTACCGGTGCCGCGCTCGCAGCAATAGAAAAAGGCCCGTTGCCGGGCCTCGAATTTGGTGTTGTGAGTTCTAGGTCAACCAGTCGGCCCGCAGCCGCCACTGCCGGCGCATCTCCTCGACCAGGCGATCGGCCGAGGCCTGGCCGCGGCGCTTGGTGATCAGCTCGGTGAGTTCCTCGATGCGCTCGGGTGTGTCGTAGCCCTTGCGCAGCCAGGTACGCGCCTCGCATTCGAGCATCCGCTGTTTAACATCCGCGTCAGCCACCTGAGCGCTCATGGTGCGTTGCTCACGCCGCAGTTCGGGCAGTCGCCGTACACCTGGCGCTCGCTCAGGAACCGGCCGCAGCCGTGGCAATGGGTGACATGCCGTCGGATGCGTTGACGCTTGATCTTCGGCAGCTTGAGGCCGACCGAGCGCAGCGCTTTCTTGTGATCCAGCTTGCAGGACTGGACCACGGTGCGGCTGCGGGCGTCGATGTAGCGCTTCGGCCAGACCTGGTAGCCCTTGGCCCGTGCTTCTTCTGCCTCGGTCGCCGGCCAGGTGCCGGCCTCTGCCAGGTTGGAGCTGCTGGAGCCGTGCGACTGAATCCAGTACAGGTCGTTGCCATCCCACATGCGTTCGTAGGCCAGGTAGATTTGGTCGTCTGCCTGGTCGAAAGCCTGCGCGTCTGCATCGTCGATGTACTGATGATCGACGCCAACCTCTGCCAGGGCGCGGACGTAGTTGACCGGCCAAGGGAGATCGGTTTCGCGGCACTCATACTGCCTGACGGCCATTTCGCGGCTGAACTGCTCGGCTTCGTCCAGGTTGGACGTATAGCCGCCGCCGAGGCGCCAGAACATCGCTCGGCTGCCGACATTGCTGCGACTGTCCTGCAGGAGGAATAGGTCATCCATTAGCCACCTCCTTTGCCTTGGGCGTTTCCGGATGCACAAACAACTCCACCCCGCTGCGCAGCAGGTCGCGCTGGGTTTCGCGGAGCTTGGTGGGATCGAGGCCCAGCTTGCGGGCCAAGGCTTCGGCGGCCTGGCGGGCGCTGATGGTGTTGCTGGCGGTGCGCTTGTCGCCGCGCACGGTGGCCACGTAGGTGCCGGTGGTGAAGCGGGTGCGGATTTCAACGGGCATAGCGGCGGCCTCCCTGGGCTTTCTTGGCGGTGAGGTTGGCCATGTAGCTGGCCCACTCGGCGGCTTTGCGCTGCTGGCGGATGCGGCTGCAGGCCTGATGCCGGCGCGTGGCGCGCGCCTTGCCGCAGATATCGCAGAGGCTGGGCAGGTCCAGCCGGTGGCTGGCCATGGTTGGGCGGATGCGGGCTTTAGTGGACATTGGCCACCTCCTCCGCTGGCACACGTGCCACATGTCGTGCGGTGCGCTGCAGCACCTCAATAGCCGTGCCGGCATCGTTGTACTTCTCGATCGCGCGGGCGGCTTTGCTGATCATCATTTCGCAGGCCTTGCGCACTTCGTCCGGTGTAGCGCAGCCGCACGCTCGGCAGTAGGCGGTCAACATGACCTCCGCGGCACCATCGGCTTCGTCACGCGTGAGCATGGCGCACCTCCTCCTGGAACAGCCGCTCCCATTCCGAGCTGATGCGCCCGGCCTTGTTGCGGTTGCGGGCGGTGACGCTGGGTGTCTCGGCATAGCAGGCCTTGCAGACGCTGCCGAGGCCGTCCGACTTGGCGGCCTGGCGGTAGAAAAATTCGGTATCAGCGGGCCATAGCTCGCCGCACTTGCGGCAAAGCTTTTCAGGCACGGAGGGGATAGTGATTGGCATCACTCACCTCCTTGGGCGGGCAGCACGCCTTCGGCAATGGCTTTAGCGCCAGCCAGGCGATAATCGTTTTCGGTGCTGCACGGGTCTATCGGCAGCCTTGCGATACGTCGCAACGCTTCCACCAGACCGCTCTGCTCCGTCTGCGGGGCGGTCTGCGCGATGGGGGCGGCAACGTGTGTCTCGGCCAGAATCCGATAGCGGCCGCTGCATTTAGGGCAGGCTGCTCCCATCGCGTTCTCTTTGCCGCAGTCAGGGCACTGATCCTCGACCGGGCTTGGCCCGCTCCAGTCACACATCGCGCACGTCGCGTCTGTCGGGTGAGCGTCGTTGATGCCGACATGACCGCAGCCGGTGCACTCGCGGCACTCAACGTAAGCAGGCTGCTGCTCGGTCTGCGCGGGGCGGGCTGAGAGGGCGGCGCGCTCCTGCCATGCTGCCCATGCTGCGTTTGTGCGTGCACTGGCGTAGTCATCAGTGCCGGCACTCCATTGCAGGCCGCCGACAATCAGCCACTTGTCGCCCTGAGTTTTAGCCCACGCCTCAAACGTTTTCCGCTCATCCTGCGCCGGGGCAGACCACCCCGCGACGGGCGCCTCGAAACGGTCGCCGGCCAGATCAGCCAGGGCTGAGGATACCGGCTGCGGGGCGGTCTGCGCGATGGGGGCAAGCGACACGACGGAATGCCCTTCCTTTTCCAGCGCCACAAGGCTTGGGTGGTCGCGCCGAGTCGAGAAGCAGACCGCGTTGCCGTTTGCGGCGAACACGGCGTATGCCATCGGCTGAACTGTCAAGCAATCCTTGACGGTTGCCTGCTGCTCGGTGTGCGCGGGGCGACTGGGCAGCAGGTGCCGGCAGTCGTTGCACGCATGAATGTGCGGGCTATCGAAGCCCTTGAACATCCCGCTGCCGTGCCAAGGGTGATGGTCTGGAATGACACCGCAAAAATCGCATGGCGGGTACTGCTCATCCTGCGCCGTGGCTTGCTCTTCGAGCAGCGCCTCGATTTCCTTGAGCCGCTCCTGAGCATCAGTGACATAGGACGGGTCGAAGCCGCTCGGCACCTGCGGGCGGCAGCCGGCCAGCCAGATGACTTTCTGGCAGGCGTCCAGGTCGCGATGGATCTTCTTCAGTAGCTCAACCGAAACGAGGCGCTGCTCATCCGGCGTGGTAGCCTTCTCGGCGCTGACTTCGGGGGTTTGTGCTTGCATGGTGCTTCTCCTTTGGTTTGGTCAGGCCCTGGTGAGTTGCCGCTCACCGGGGCCTTCTTGTTTTCAGCGTGCGATCAGCAGGAACAGGTCCGGCAGGTGGTTGGCCGCGGTCAGCAGGCCGGCCAGGCCGGTACCGATCCAGCCGGTCATGGCCAGTCGGGCGCGCAGGCTGAGGCCTGGTTCGTCATCGTCGTAGTGGTTCACGGCCGTTGCCCTCAGCCGTAGATGCCGTAGCTGAACTCGTCGGCATCGCAATCGACCAGCACCTTGGCGTTGCCGAAGTAGAGCGAGGCCAATGTGCGTTCCCATTTCTCACGGATATCCAGGTGCAGAGAGACCTTCTTGTCGTCGAGCCGAGCGAAGTAGACCTCGCCGACCTGGACCTCACGCTCCCACGGCTCCTTGGCTGGGCGCACCTCGTCGGACAGGCGAATGTGTAGGTGATGCTTCAGCGAGTAATCGTCGCGGCTGCTGCGGCTCGAGTACGGGTTGCCGGACTTCCAATCACTTTCCGGTTGAGGGTCGAAGTAGATGGTCAGTGTTGTGCTGCCATAGGCTTCCGTTTTCTCGAAACGGATCTCGGGAGCCTCCCAGCCATTTTCTACGGCCTCCTCCTTATGAGCCTCGATGAAACCCTCTAGCAGGGCCCTCAGCGACACCTCTCCGGACACTGCGTCGTTTTTCAGCACCTCCTCAATGGACGCGGTCGCCTTGGTCATCAGCGTCTCGGATACAGCAGCGGCCTCCCAGCGCTGACGCAGCGCCTCCGCCACTAGGGCGTTGTAGCGAGTCAGCTCGAACATGTCGGAGACATTGGCGGGCAGCGCCTCTTTCACCGCGTCCTTGATGGCTTTACCGAAGTCGCCATAGGAGCGGAACGCATCGTCAACGACATCCTTGAACAGCTTCTCGATACCGGCGTCGATCAGTTCGCGCGGTCGGTCGCCTGCGGCATACGCGCTCACGCGCTCGGCCAGTAGTTGCTCCAGGGTCTGGGTTTGTTGGTTTTGCATGGTGCTTCTCCTTGGGTTGGGGTGTTGCTCGACCGATCAGGCGTTGCCGCGCCCGGTCTGGTCGGGGTTCTGGAAGATCCAGCACTTCACGGTTGTGCCGCGCTGGGTGAGTTGGTTGTTGCGGCGGTTGAAGGCGGCGCGCACGGCGCTGTCCACGCCCTTGTTGTGGGTGAGGTATTTGCGCGAGCGGCTGTTGGGCAGCAGGGTGCGCAGGGTCGCCACGTCGGCCAGCTTTTGCTTGTGCTCGGAGGCGCGTTCGGCGAACTCGTTGAGGTTGATGGCGATGACGTCCGGCTTCTTGCTGTGGTCGACCACCGGGTCTTCGCTGAGGCTCTGCAGGTAGTCGAACACCTCCCAGAACTCGGCCACCTCGGCCGGGTCGGCGTTGACGGCGGTCTGGCGAGCCAGGGCCATGGCAACCAGCTCGCGCTGCGCGCCGGCGTGCTGCCGATCGGTGAGCGGGATGATCAGCCGCAGGCAGTCGACCAGGGCGAGCAGCTGGGCGTGGTTCTTGATGATTCGCTCGATGCGGATCTCTTTCAGCCCGCGCAGGGCCTGCTCGTGCACCTTCACCTGGGCGCGGAAGGTTTCCAGCACCTTGCCCTCGGCGCGGGTGGCCATGAGCAGGAAGTGCGACACATCCATGGCGCTCAGGTGGTTGAGGTTGTCCGCAGCGGCGCGACTGGCGGCAGTGACCTCGGGGCGCACGAAGTGCAGCTTGACGATACGGGTGAGGATCGCCTCGCTGGCCATCACGGTGGCGTTCTGGCTGATGACGATGGTGCCGCGGAACGGGGGCTCGTAGGTTTCGTTGCCGGCGGTCTTCACACCGGTGACGCCCAGGGTGCCTCCGTTGAACAGTGGCTTGAGCTCGTCCCAGTCGTAGGCCTTGGCGGCGCCGCGGTCGTTGTCGCTGCGGTCGGCCTCGAGCAGGACCAGCGGCATGCCCGATACCTGCCCCATCCAGCGGCGCAGGCCGGCCTTGGACATTTTCGAGGGGTCCTTGCCCTCTTCGTCCGGGCGGCCGAAGAGCTTCCAGAGGAACATCAGCAGGGTGGACTTGCCGGCGCCGGCCTCGCCCGTTACTTCCAGGAAGGGGAAGGACTGGTATTCGTCGCGGATCTGCTCGGCGAACAGGGAGCCGAACCAGAATGCCAGCGCGACGATGCCCTGGGTGCCGAAACAGGTCCAGAGCCAGTCGAGCCACTCGGCGCGGTAGCTCTCGTCGGTACGGGCGATTTCCAGGCGGATGCTCTTCTGCAGGGTCTTGAGGCGCAGCTGCTTGAACTCGAAGTAGTCCTCACTGTTGGCCTGCTCGAGCACGCCGCCGCGCACGGCCAGGTCGCCGAACACGTAGCAGCCGTGCTCCTTGCTGTAGCCGATGAAGTCGATGGTCTTGACGGTTTTCAGGCCGAAGAGCTGGTCCTTCATGATTTTGTCGAGCTGGCTGCCGGTACCGGTGAACACGGCGCCGGCGGCCATGCCGAGCAGGCGCTTCTTGAACTCGCTGGCGGCCGCGACCTGGCCACCGGTGAAGGTGTTGCGCACCGTCGGCTCGTCGTGCGGGAAGTCCACGCGGAAGTAATACCAACTCTCGTCGGTCACCTCGTTGCGCTGGAAGTACAGCGCGCGCGGGTAGCAGTTGGCGATTTCCACCACCGCGCCGCACTGGTGCAGCGCTTTCTCAGTCATCTGCCGATCATTGAGCAGCTGGTCATCGTGGTGCTCGCTGCCTTCGAGCGCTTGCTTGGCCTTGTTGAACTTCTCCAAGTCCATCTTGAACCAGTACAGGCGGTTCTCGAAGGCGAAGTGGAATTCGTGGCGCTGGCGCCAATCGAACATCAGCGCGCCCTTCTCCGCGGCGCTTTCGGCCAGCAGCAGGCTGCCGTGGTAGCGGGCCTCCTTGAGGTCGCGCTCGATCTGCTCCTCCCGCTTGTCGTCGCCCTCGATAAAGGCCCAACGTTGGTGCAGGTCGTTCCAGTCCACCTTGCGGTCGCGCTGCGGGATCTGCGCGGCCTCGCAGGTAAAGCCCAGCTCGCGCGCCATCTTGGCCCAGCGGCGGGTAAAGCGATGCGCGCCCGGCTCGTTGTCCAGCGCCCAGACCAGCCGCGGCAGCTTGCGCCCTGCCGCGGCGCGGGCCTTTACCAGGGCTTTGAGCGACTCGGCCGGGAAGGCGTTGCTGCTCATGGCCGACACGGCGTCGAGTTCGTGGTGCAGCAGCGCGATGGCGTCGAAGATGCCCTCGACGATCCACAACTCGTCGACCTCGAGCAGGTCCACGCTCGGCGGGCACCACCAGTAGCTGCGTGGCGACTTCCCTTTCGTGAACCGGGCCTTAATCTTGCCGAAGCGGTGCGGGCGGTCGATCAGGCGTTCCCAGTAACCGCCATGCTCCAACGGGAAGCGAACAGTGGCACTGCCAATACGCAACTCTGGGTGCCAGAAGCTCTCCTGCGTGTACCAGCCCTCGATCAGCTCCAGGCGGAAGCCGCGGGCGTGTTGCAGGTAGCCCTTGGCCGTGGCGGCTGGGTCTTCCTTGGTTGCCGGTGCGCGCTTGCTCCAGTCGTCGAACAGGTCGTCGAACAGCTCTTTCACGTGCCACTGCTCGCCGCACTTGCTCTCCCGGCCACATTTGATGAACCACGGCTGGTCATAGCGGGAATAGAGCTCCTTTTTGCCGCAGCTCGGGCAGGTGCCGCCGCGCATGTAGTCGGTGCCGGCGCGGCGCTTGAGGCCGTAGTCAGCCTCGAAACGGCGCAGCACCTCTTCGCGGATGTGGCGGTCCATGTCTTTCATGGGCGTGGCCCCCAGACGAACTCGTGCACCTCTTCCCGTAGCGCAATGTGTTCTTCGCAGGTGATCACGTCGCACTCGAGCAGAGCGCTGAGATAGCCGCCCAGGCGGCAGACCATGCGAAATTTCTCGTCGTAGTCGCCTGCCTCGACCAGGTCGACCAGCTGCTGCTTAAACATGTAACGCGCCGGATCGGCCGCCAGGGCCTCGCAGGCGGGCATCGGTTGGGTGTTCATGCCGGGGCTCCTTTGCGTGCCTTCAACAGCTCGCGCATGGTGCGGTTGAGGCCGGCGATGTGGGGGGTGGTCGCGCAGGATCTTGGGGCCGCGCAGGCCCTGGGGCGTGTAGCGGTATTTGTCGTCAAACCAGCAGGCAGCCATCAGCTGTTCGTACTGGCTGGTCAGCCAGCGCAGGTAGGCCTCGGCCTGGGCCGGATCGAGGGTGATTTGGATGGAAACGCTTGTCATAGGGGCCACCGTTCGGGCGCAACTTGCCCCTACCCGCGCAAAGGCGGGCATGGGCTTGGGTCAATTCAGGGGGTGATCAGTGAGTGGCTGCTGCAGCCAGCGGCGCCGCGGGCGGCTGCAGGCGCGCCGGCAGGTGGCGCAGGGGGATTAATACCGCTTCACCCGAAAAAAAAATTGAGCAGGGCCACGCGGGTTTCGTCTGCACCGGAGGCGTAGTCGATGCCGATCACCGGGCGCTTGAGGCATTCCAGCTCGCTCATGGCCAGGTGTACCAGCTGGTCAGCCATGAAGGCCGGCACGTCCAGCGCGTTGACCAAGTAGCTGACGGCGCGTTCGAACAGGAGGCCATCGTCGGTCAGGTGCTCGGCCTGGTGGCGTTGCAGGAAGGTGAGCGCCGCGCGCTGCATGGCGGTGCGGTATTCGTGGGCATCGTTGATGGTGGTGACGTTCATGCGGTTGCTACCTCCGGTTCCATGTGGTCCAGCATGTCGAGCTGGTCGGTTTTCTCGCGGCTGTCGCGCAGTGCCTGCATGCGTTGCACCGAGGGTGCTACCGGCAGCCGTACACGCGGGCGATCGAGCCCGGACGGGCTCAGTTCGTGGTCCCAGGTCAGCGACCCGGCGTAGGTCGCGCCGCAGGCGATGTTCATGCACTGGGCGTACATGGTCTTGAACGTCGGCGTTTGCGCCTCGCTGTTACGGATGCGCATGCGGTGCCCGCAGGCCGGGCATAGGCATTTGTATCCGCCGTTGTTGGCTACGCTCACTGGTTCCCCTCCCCTGTTGCCGTAAAGCCGGCCCGGCCAGTGCCGGTAAACGAAAGCGCCGTAGCGCCTACTGCTATTTGCCAGGCTCCGACCCACCTACGGTGGGCTGGAGCTGTATCGGGTGTGCTTAACGGTTCCCGTCGAACAGGTCGCCGCTTGGCTGCACGCTACGGCCCACGCTTTCCATTGCCGGCGCCGGGATGGCGAGCTGGTGGCAGTGCTGGGTGAGCTGCGCATACAGCGTGGCGCGGATGGCTGGCACGGTTTCAGCCTTGAGTTGGGCGATCAGCTTCGGGATCTGCCGGTGCATGGCCAGCTGGTGGTTCATGCTGAGGTAAGAAGCGCCTCGGCTTTCCCGCGCTTGGCGCTCCATGGCGATGAAGTAGCGGCGCACCTGGCGGCCCTGGTCGTTGTTCTCGACCATGGCCAATTCCTTCGCCATATCGAGTGTGAGGTGGTACTCCAGGCCTGGTCGGCCACCGGTACTTTTCGCCAAAACGGGCGAAAAGTCCTCGCCTTCAACGAAGCCGTACTGCTCGATTCGGCCCTTGATCCAGTTGCTGAAATCGCGCCCGACCTGCATGAATTGGTGAAGGTCGCGCGCATCGCACAGCTGCTGCGTTCGCCCTTCGATCTCGCCCTGTAACACCGGGATGAGGTTGGTAGTCACTGTTGCTCTCCTTGTTGCCGCTTGGTGTGAAGCTGAATCACCGCCTGGACTTCCTCGTGGCGCGCCGCGATGTGCTTGCGGTGCGCCGCCAGGATGGCCTCCAGCTCCAGGGCATCGATCACGCCGTCTGCGAGCGCGTCGGCGATGAATTGGTCCACGGCGCCACGTTTGGTTGTGGTCACCAGAGCGCGGGCATACAGGTCGATGTTGTCGAGTTCGTCCGGGTTGGCGATCGGCACGAACACGCCGCCGTACAGTGCAGCGATGTAGTCAGGCAGATGGGTGGTGCGCGCCTCTTGTTCGAGCTGGTGGATCTGCTCATCGCTCAGGGGGGCGGCTACCGGCATTCTCGTAAATGTGGTTATCCAGCTTCTTCGGCGGGAGCCCCAGCCGGGCGGCGGCACACTCGCGCCCGCCTGGGTAGGCGGCGAGCGTGGCGGTCATCACCTGGCGGCGGCTGGCTAGAACTTCGCGCTTCATCTTCTAGTTTTCCCTGTGGCTTAAGCCGGTTACGGTTTAACTGGCTTTGGCGAAGGGATGTGCGAGCAGGCCGGGGATCAGCTCCACGCCGATCTGCTGCGAGAGGTCGCGCATGATGGAGAACGCAATCCGGCCATTCGGCATGGTCTGGGAACCTGCCCAGCGCGCCACGGTCTGGGTGACGGTGCGCGGGTCATACCCTTTGGTGAGGGCGAACTGGCGGAATGTGAGGCCCTGCTCGATGAGGCGAGCGTGGATTTGGCGCTTGTTCATGGTTCGGCGGTCCCCGGTTAGCTAATATGTTCCCAATGCGAGGCGAGATTAAGTTCCCAACCGGGAACAGTCAAGAGGATTTTTCCCAAATGGGAATAGGTAGGCGAATCCGAGCTGCGATAGAGGCCCAAGGCCTTACGCTCAAGCAAGCGGCAGAACAAAGCGGAATCCCTTATAGCTCTCTACAGAACTGGGCTGGCGGCCATCGCGAGCCTCGTCCAGATGCGCTTATCAGTCTAGGTTCTCAATTGGGAATATCGATCGACTGGCTACTGACTGGCGAAGGAGAAATGCTGCGGCGAAATGCCGCGATTTGCTCACAGCAGGAAGATCGAGGCGGCTACGGCATGCCACCGCCTGAGCGCGCCATGCTTGAGCTGTACCGTGAGTTGGACGAAGACGGCCAAAGGGCTGTCGAGGCCGTTGCGCGCGATAAGAAACGCCTCCGCGATGTCGAAATGCAACTACAGGAGTTGGCGGCGGTCATTCAACGGCTTAATCTTGCGCCCTGATGTGTTCCAACATGGAACACTCAGCGCCTAGCAAATTGCTGCCTTGGCGCTATTCCCCCTCAACGTCAAGGACCGACCAGTGGCGCTTACTTCCTGCAAATCCTGCAAACAGCAAGTCGATACCTCCGCGAAAACCTGCCCACATTGCGGCATTGCCAACCCTGGCATAACGGCCAAGCAACAGTTCATGGGGCTGATCATTCTCGCGGTGATCGTAGTGTTTGCGTTCTCCATGTGCTCAAGCGACAGCGACGAGCCGAGCGCCCAGGCTGAGGCCAAAGTCGACGACGCCACTTGCATGAAAGATTTGCAGTGTTGGGGCGACCGGCAGTCCATCGCAGGCGGCATGCGCTGCAAGCCGTTCGTAGAGAAGCTGGCGAAATACTCCTTCAAGTGGACCGACGGCACTTTCGAAACCAAGTTCAGCCACTTCCGCTGGCTCAACCAGCAGCAGGGCACCCTGACCCTGATCGGCGACAAGATCGAGCTACAAAACGGCTTCGGCGCCTTCCAGCCGCACGTGTATGAGTGCGACTACAACCCGGTGACCGAGCAGATATTGGATGTCAGGGCGCGCCCTGGGCGGCTGTAATAGGCAGGAGCGCAGCACATGGATTACTTCGCCGCACTGATGGTAGTTGCCGCAGGTGTTGCATTATTCGTGCGCCTTGTTCGCAAAGCAAAGCGCGACGAGCAAGCCCAGCGGGACATGATTAGCCGATATACGAACCCTAGTACCGCCTCCCCCCTCACCTATCCGCCGCACGCCGGACAGAACAGCCAAGCCGAGCCGCGCGATGCGCACTGGCTGGAGCCTTGGCACCGTTTCTTTCACCTATCAGGACTCGAACGGCGATGTCACCAGCCGCACCATAACCGTGCACTCGGTGACGCCTACCTACCTCAAGGGTGAGTGCCACGACCGCAATGCGGAGCGGACTTTCCGCATTGACCGAATGATCGGAGAGGTGGTCGATCTGGAGAGCGGCGAGCTTATCCGGCCGCGCAGCCTGGCGCGCCACTTCGCCTGAACAGCAGCGTTGCCTGGCGGTCTACGCCTGCGCTTCCGCCAATGACAAAAGGATTGTCCGATGCTTACCGACGAAACCCTCGACCACGCCTTCGGCGCGCGCCTAACCGAAGAACGCGAACGCCTCGGCCTGGCCATCCACGAACTGGCCCACCTCGCCGGGATTACCGACTACAAGCAGAAGCGCTTCGAGAATGGGTCTTCGGTGATTCCGATCGACTATCTGCAGGCGTTGGCGGCGCGTACCGAGGCAGATGTGCTGTACGTCATCACAGGCCTGAAGGGCGGCGATTGATAACTGTAATGCACGACACAACCAGGAGTTTTAGCGTGAAAGACCGTGATAACAAGCGCGACGATGATAGCCTTGAGAAAAGCCACCATGACCGTGGCCGCCCATCGCATGAAGACTATTCAGAACGGCAAGACCGCCGCCCGATCTTCGATGATGTGACTGACACTCTCAAACCGCCAAGCAGGAGAGATAACGATGGAGGAAGTAACCGATAAGGCCAGCCTGGCCGACCGCTGGCACGAGATGTTGTTCGGGGTCCGGCGCTCCATTCGTTACCACAAACGCCGCCGCGGCTTTTTTGATCGACTCGATCAATGCTCTTCCATGCTGAGCGTCATTTTCGGCTCCGCGGCGATCTACGGCATTTTGAAGAGCACCAATACCGAGGACCTGGCGCTTATCTCCTCGGGCCTAGTGACGGTGCTCGCAGCGGTAAACCTGGTGGTAGGTAGTTCTCGCCGCGCACGCGAGCACGATGACTTTGCACGACGCTTCATCGCGTTGGAGAAAAGAATGTTAGGCGCCGAGTCCGAACAGGTGCTGCACGAGGTCAGCGAGGCCCGGCTAAGCATCGAGGCCGAAGAGCCACCAGTGATGCAGGTACTCAACTGCCTGTGCCACAACGAGCAGATGCGCGCCATGGGCTACAAGAAAGAAGAGCTTGCGCAGATCGGACCGCTTCAGCGGCTGTTCGCGCATTTCTTCGACTGGCGAGAAAGCACAATTCATTGAGCGTACCCATCAAAAGCTGAAGGCGCCGAAAGGCGCCTTTTTTCATCACAACGTTTTTTCGACTACCCGGCTGCCACCCTCGCCAGCTCCAGCCCTCGCCTGCAACTGGCCAGGGCGTTGCTGACGGCCTGCGGCGTGGTGCCTGCCTGGCGCGCCGCCTCGGCGGGCGCCAGGCCTTCTACCAGGACCAGTCGCGCCGCCTCCTGGCTCGCGCCGCCGCGCAGGCGCAGTAGCTCGGCCAGGGCGCCGAATTGTTCTCCGGTCATCATGCGCGCCCCGGCGCGTGGCTGACGAACTGCCCGGCGGCATCCTCGGCGCGGACCTCGGCGAGCAAATCCTCGGCCACCGGATCGGCCGAGCCGCCCGCCTGGATGTGCGCCTGGTACCACGCCAGCAGCAGGCCCGCGACGTTGTCCTCCGGCGCGTCGCGCAGCAGCTCGACGGGCAGGCCGCTGGCCGCACAGATGCGCTCGATCACGCCCCAGTCGAAACTCACGCCGCCATCCGGCTCGCGCGACAGGCGCAGGTCGGCGAAGTCAAGTCCCTCGGGGATCGCCACGCGGGCGAGTTGCTGCTGCATGTAGGCCTCCACGGCACAGGTGATGTAGTCGGTCAGGCGCAGGCCAGCGGCCCGCGAGGCGCGAATCCAGCGACCCTTGGTGGGCGCTGGGACGCGCAAGTGAATCGGTAATTCATTCATAGCTCAGCCCAACGAGGAAGCCCGGCTTCGGCCGGGCTTGTGATGCTGATCAGCTGACCCAGTCCCATGGGCAGCGGTCCCAGGCGTCAATGCAAAAGACGTTGACGTCGTCCTTCAGGCCGCGAGCCTCGTCGTAGTAGGACTCGTCATCGATCTCGACGACAACCGAGTAGGTGCTATCGGCCTCGTTGATCTCGATCTCTGCGCCAGGGAAGTTCTCGGCCAGCTCTTGAGCGATCCACTCGCGGTAGCCCTCGGCATCGGCTTCAGAACACTCGGAGCCGAAGTTGTAGTGGTTCTGGCCGTTCAGGGTGATCTTGGTGACGGTAGCCATGATGTTGCTCCTATCAGGATGCCCGGTTCCGCCGGGGCGGTGGTTGGTGCTGCGCCTTCCATGGGTCTTAATATACACCCTTAAACGTGTATTGCAAGCCCTTTTTTCTACATGCACATCGGCGCGTCATCCCGGCCCGCCCACTCCTCGTCGATCAGCTCCCAGGCTGAGCGCTGCGGCTCACCCAGTACCGGCACGGGTTCGATCACGCGTTCACTTGCTGGATCCGCTTCCATTCCCGCTCCACGGCGCGCTGGGCGCTGGCTTTGCTGGCGTACAGGTGCAGCAGCCGCTTGGGGCTGGTCTGGTCGCCTTCGGTGAGTTTCTTCTGCTCGCCGCTTTTCTCGTCGCGGTACCAGGCGAGCACGCCGGTGTAGCTCCCCTCCTCGGCCAGCTCGGCGATGTCGTCGGCGTCCGGCAGTTTGGATTCCAGTTCCAGGGCGGTGGTGTAGCTGTCCGGGGTGAAGCTGTGGCGCACGTTGGCGCCGAGCCAGACGATGGCGTCGATGTCCGGCTTTACGCCAACCAGGCTGTAGGTGAGTTCGGGGATCAGGTCCGGGCGGCCCTTTGCCAGGGTGTAGCTGAGCGTGGCGGTACCGCGCTGCAGGCGGGACCATTCGGCGCGGGCGGCGCGCAGGGCGGCCTGCTGGTCGGTGTAGGTGTGGCGCAGGTCCTTGAGGTTGTCGCCTGAGCCTGCGATGGCCTCCTTCTTTTCGGCGCTGTTGAGCTCGTAGTAGTAGGCGCGCGCGCCGCTGTAACTGTCGCGGTCGGCCTGCAGGTAGCGGTGGTTGTCGCCGTCGGCACGGGTGAGCGTGATGTGGGGCAACGGCAGGCCGCTGGCGGTGGTGCTGTGGCCAGCCGGCATGAAGAGCAGACGCCCGGCCTTGATGCTGGCAATGGCATCGTACTGCTCGCCCAGGCGGCTGAGCAGGTTGGCGTCGGATTCGTTGGCCTGGTCGAGCTGGGCGAGCTGGATGACCGACAGCGCGGCGCTGATGACGGGGCTGAGGCCGTGAGCGGAGGCGATGGTTTGCAGGATGGCGCCGAGGGGCTGGCCGCTCCAGCTGCGTTCCTTCTTGGCCTTGAGGCCCTCGCGCAGGTCGGCGCTGCGGGCGCGGATGGTGAGCATGTCCGGCGCGCCGCTGTGCTCGATTTCGTCCACGGTGTAGCTGCCCTTGTCCACCAGGCCGGTGTCGCTCCAGCCGAGCCCGAGGCGCACGACGGCGCCCTTCGGGGGGATGGCCAGCAGGCCGTCGTGGTCGCTGAGGCTGATGCTGAGCTGGTCGGCCTGCATGCCGCGGTTGTCGGTGAGTTCAATGCTGATGAGGCGCTGCTCGATGGCGCTGGTGATGTCTTGCCCGTTGACCACCAGGCGGCAGATCGGCTGCGGGTAGGCGGTGGCGTCGCGGTAGGCGCCCGCCGCTTGCTCGAGCAGGCCCTTGCCCTGGGCGATGAGTGCGTCGATCAAAACAGCAGCCTCCGCAGGAGGTTGCCGCCGGCGGCGATGGCGCTGCCGAGCAGATCCACGCGGCCGTCGTCGATGCGTTTGAGCACCAGGGTGAATTCGATGCGGCGAGCCTGGCCGTCGCGGAAGAACAGGGTGCGGGTTTCGCTCAGGCTCTCGATGATCCAGGTGCCGTAGATTTTCCCGGTGCCCTCGACCAGCGGCCAGGCCTTGCCGGTGTCGGCCATGGTGCGCAGGGCATCAAGGCTCAGCTGGCTGCCGGCGAGCGCGGGCAGCAGCACGCCCGGCAGGGTGATGCTGTCGTCACCGCGGCCGAGGTACTGGCGCGCCGGGTTGGTACCGATGCGGCTGGTGGAGCCGTGGCGCCATTCGGTTTGGCGCTGGAATTCCTGGTAGGCCAGGGTTTCCAGGCTGAACACGAACATGCCGAGGGCCATCATCATGGGCGGTTACTCCTGGTCGAATAGGGATGAGCGGGCACGGGCGCCCTTCTCGCGCTCGCGCTTGTCCAGCTCGGCGGCGACGGCGCGGGCGATGGCGTTGGCGTCCTGCCCGGGGGGCGGTGTGGATGTGCACGGTGATCGGCGCAGGCGTGCTTTGGGCTGCGGATGGCGAAGCCGCACGGGCAGCCAGCGGTGGGCGCGTATCGAACGCCACCGGCTCTGCTGCTGCCGGCATGGCGCCGACTGCCGCGCTCAGGCCGATCGCGCCTGCTGCCGTCAGCCGTTTGGCCGTGTCACCCAGCTGCGACAGCGGGCCACGTTCCCCCCGCCTGCAGGCCCTGCGCGAGGCCGGCCATGGTGAAGCCGCCCAGCTCGGCGAATACGCGTGACGGCGAGTGGATGCCGAGCGTTTCCTTGAACCAGCCGATACTGCTGTCCGCTGCGCCAACGACGGCGCCCTTCACCGCGCCGGCCATGTTCTGGATGCCGTTGACCAGGCCCTGCATGAGCATGCCGCCGAAGTCGGTGAACCTGGCTGGCAGCTCCACGCCCAGGTAGCCGAGCACGCCGGCAAAGGCACGGTAGAACAGGCCCAGCGGGCTGAAGTTGACGATGGTGGCGGCGATGCCGCCAATGCCGCCGGCGAAGCCCTGTTTGATTTCGGCCCAGAGGCCGAGGAAGAACGGGCCGACGCGGCTCCAGTTGGCGTAGATGAGCGTGGCGCCCAGTGCCAGCCCGCCGACCAGGGCGCCGACGGGGGTTGGCCATGGCGGCAGCCGCGACCAGGCGCAGGCCGGTGGCCACCAGGGGCAGCGCCGTCTTGCCCAGGTTGAACAGGGTGCTGGCCAGCCCGGCGCCGCGGATGCCGAAGAGGGTCATGCCATAGCGCACCATGGCGAAGGGGCCGAGGATGCTGGCGATTGCCAGGGTGAGCCCACCCATGCCAGCCATGAGGATGCCGACGCCGGCCGCCGTTTTTACGATGTTGGCGGCGAGCTTGGGGTTCTCGGCGATCCAGCCCTTCACGCCACCGATGATGCCGGTGAGCGTCTGGGTGATTTCGCGCATGGGGCCGTTTTGCTGCTCCTGCAGCTGGATGCCGAGGTCATCCCAGGCACTGCCGAGGCCGTCGAGGTCACCTTTGAGGTTGTCGGCCATGATCCCGGCCGTCTTGCTGGCAGCGCCGGCATTATCGTTGACGATGCCCAGATACTTGGTGATGCCGCCGGCGCCGGACTGAGCGATCAGCTCCGACATGCCCGCCGCTGGCTCTTCGCCGAAGATGTCCTTCAAATAGCCCAGGCGGTCACCGGAGCCCATCTTCTCTGTGGCTTTGGCAACTTCTGCCAGGACACTTGGCAGGCTGCGGACGTTGCCTTCTGCATCGAGCGCGTCGACGCCGAGCTTCGCCAGTGATTTGCTGGCTTTGCCAGTAGGCGCGGACAGCCTCAGCAGCATGCTGCGCAGCGTAGTGCCTGCCGTGTCCGCCTGGATGCCGACGTTACCCAGCAGGCCAGCCATGGCGGCAGTCTCCTCCAGCCCCATGCCTGCCGTGCGAGCGACAGGCCCGACGTACTTCATCGTCAGGCCCAGCATTTCCAGGTTGGTGTTGCTGGTGGTGAAAGCCTTTGTCAGCACGTCCGCAACTCTGCCGGTCTCGGACGGGTCGATGCCGAAGCCTCCGAGAATGTTGGACGCAATGTCAGCGGTGCGGGCCAGATCCATATCACCGGCTTTGGCCATGTCAAGCATGCCGGGCATCGCTGCCTGTATAGCCTTGGGATCAAAACCCGCCATCGCTAGGAAACCCTGTGCGTCGGCCGCTTCTACTGCGCTGAATTGTGTGCTGGAGCCGAGCTGCCTCGCCTGATCACGAAGTGCCTGAAGTTCCGGCGAGTCCTTTTCTAGCCGGGATAGCGCCTGCACTTTGCTCATCGATGCGTCGAAGTCCAGCCCGGGCGCCATGAGCTGCGCACCGGCATAGAGCATGCCGCTGCCGGTGGCCAGCCCGCCCGCCCCCGCGCCGGCCATGCTACCGGCCAGTTGCTGGGTGCGCTCGTATTCGCTCTTGGCCTGGCCGAGGCGCCGCTGCTGGGCGGTGAGTTGCTTGAGGCGCTGCTCCTGCTGGCCGAGGGTCTGGTTGGTGCGCTCGACACGCTGGCGCAGCTCGCGCTCATGGTCGGACAGGTTGCGGGTGCTGATGCCCGCCTCACCCAGCTTGCCGCGCAGGCCCTGCAGCTCGCGCTGCTGTTCGTTGTGTTTCTGCTTGAGGGCGTGGCCCTGGCGGACCGCGCTCTGGAATTCACGCGTTAGCGCCCGGGTGGGCGTCTCGGTAGCGGCGATTTCGCGCGACAGCGCCTTGATGCGCTCGCGGTTGGCCTGCAGGGCGCCGCCGGTTTGGTCGGCAGCGCCCTTGAGGTTGCGGAATGAGCTGACGTCTTTCTGCTGGGCTTGCAGGCCCTTGAGCTCGCCACGGGTGTTCTTGAGTTCACGGCCCAGGGTGGTCGCGCCGCTGGCAATGGTGCGCAGCGGGCGGGTGGCGTTGTCCAGGGCCTGGAGGTTAACGCGTAGGTTTAGATCCCGCGCCATGCGTGCGCTCCCATCGATCGCGGGCGCGCTCGCGCCAGTCCATCAGTTCATGCAGTGGCATGGCGTTCATCTGCTCTGGCCCCCAGTGGAACACCAGGGCGATGTCGGCCATGACGTCGTCTACGCTTCTTGGGATTCCAGCGCCTTCACGCGCTTCCAGCTCAAAAAACCGGCGATTTCATCCGCGCAGTCGTACAGGTCGGCTGGATCCATGGCGGCGACTTCCTGCTCGGTCAGGCTGGGCTGACTGATGCGCGGCACCAGGCGGATGGTGGCGCTGACATCGCCGTTGAGTAGGTCGGTCAGTTTGAGGCCGCGCAGTTCGCCAGAGGCCGGCTTGCGCAGGACGATTTCGGTGATTTCCGTGTCACCGCGCTTGATTGGCGCGCTGAGCGCGATGGGTTCGCTGGTCTTGCTCATGGGTGTGCTCCTTGGGGTTGGGGTTGCCGCAGGGCGTGGTGGCTGCGGCGGGTTACGAAACGGTGGGCGTTGGCCGCGCATGGCTTACAGGCCGATGGCCTTGCGGTGCTCGGCGAGGCGGTCTTCGCCGTTGACGTTGAAGACGAAGTTGAGCAGGTCGATCTCGATCTCGACGTTGCCGTCCACGCTGAGCTTGTAGTAGCTGCAGGTGGTGGTGATGGAGTGCTCGGTGTCCTCGCCGGGCTCGGAGTCGCCGAAGTCGAGCTCTTCATGCCGGCCGCGCACCACGACCTCGACGGCAGAGACCTCGCCGGTGTCGTCACGCTGCACGGAGCCGGCCCAGCGCAGCATCACGCCATCGGCCTGCACCGCGCCGAACTGGCGCAGCACGGTCAGGTCCCAGCCGCCGAGGGTCCATTCGAGCTGGATGCCGTCGTCGGAGTGGCCCATGTCGACCTTCACGGGGCCATCCATGCCGGCACCGCGCCAGGCTTCCAGCTTGCGGCTGAGGTTCGGCAGGGTGACGGACTTGCTCTGGCCAACGTAGCTGTTGCCATCGTTGAACAGGTTCATGTTCTTGAGTTTCTTGGGCAGGGCCATGGCTGGGCTCTCCTACGGCGCGGCCGGGGCCGCGCGGGTGAATGGGGGTCAGGCGGTGATACTGGCGGCGAAGTCGACCAGGTAGCGGTCGGTGATGCGCTGGCGCAGCAGCAGGTTTTCCAGCGGCGGCACGGGGGTGTAGTCGTAGTCCAGGTAGAGCTTGCCGGCCTTGAGGGTGTCCTTGTCGTTGGCGGCAGGATCGAACCAGCACTCGCCGTCGATGATGTAGCCACCGCGCTTGAGCTCGCGGAACTTGGCGTTGATGCCTTCGACGATGTCGCGGACAAGCGAGCCGTGCATGGGCTTGTCCACTGCCCAGAATTGGCCGTCGGCCATGGTGTCCATCAGCACATGGGCGGTGCGGGTGTAGTTCTCGAAGGCAAACAGCGGGTCGGCGCTGCAGGTGCGCGAGCCCCAGAAGCGGAAGCCGTCGCGGCGGATCAGGGTGGTGACCTCGTCGGCGTTGAGCAGGCCGGCGTCGGTGGCGGGGTCTTGCAGATCCCAGTAGATGTCCTTGGAGAGGCCCGACACGCCGTTGACCGGCACGTTGGAGAGGGTCTTGTGCCAGCCGACCTGCTCGTCCAGCTTGGCGCGCAGGCCCAGGGCGCGGGCGATGGCGCTGGCCGGTGCGTTGGCGTTGGTGGTGGTGTCCCAGGAGACGAAGTCCGGCCAGATGAGCATCAGCTCGCGCGCGCCGAAACCCGCGCGGTAGGCGATGGCATCCGATACCGTTTCGCAGCCGTAGGCGCTGGCGTAGGCGAAGCCGCGCAGCTTTTGGGCGATGGCCACCAGTTCGGTGGTGACCGCCAGCGAGTCGAGCCCCGGCACGCCGAGGATGCGCGGTTTGACGCCGAGCTGGGCCTCGGCCGCCAGCAGGGCCTTCATGCCTAGGTATTCGCCGGTGGCGCTCACGCCGCCGATGATGTTGCTGGTGGTCGCGGCCTCGTCTGCGCCCTCTTCCACGCGTACCACGACGGTGACGGGCGATGCCTGGTCGGCGATGGCGTCGAGGCTGCGCGCCAGGGTGCCCTGCTCGCCGGCGGAACCGGAGGCAGTGAGCACGTCGGTGAGCAGCACGGGCTTGTTGAGCGGGAACTTGACCGCATCAGCATCCGACGCGGTGCAGACCATGCCCACCACGGCGGTGGAAACGGTGCGAATGGGGCGCGTGCCCTCGTTGAGTTCGAGGACGCGGACGCCGTGATGGTAATCGGTGGCCATGGGGTTGAGGCTCCTGGGCGAGTGCCGGATCAGTGAGCCTTGAGGGTGACGCGCGCGCGCAAGAGGCGCACGCGGCGGGCTGTGTAGCGAGGGGGGTTACAGGGCGCAAACAGCAAAACCCCGCCGTGGCGAGGTGCTTTTTTGACACTGCCGGCGTCCCTGCCGGCGCTACTTATACGGCTGCAGGCTGCTCGATCAGTGCGGCCACATCCGGGTTCTCGTTAAGGAAAGCCTGCAGCTTGGCGACGGGGTCTGGCGCTGCGGGGGCTTGGGGTTTGGTGGCGAGTTCCCAGGCCACGCCATTCCAGCGCGGCCAGCGGCCTGCCGGTACGTCCGCCGGCGGCGCCACCGCGGTGGTGCGGGCGGGCATGAGGAGCACGCCGGGTTCGAGCGGGCTTTCGTCCGCTTCGGTTTCGCCCTGGTAAAGGCCGGCGGCGTTGTATTGGTAGACGATCATGGGCGCGGTCCTCAGAACTTGATGCAGGCCAGCAGCGCGACGTTGCGCGGGCGGGTTTCGGCGCCGCCGGTGGCACCGATGGTGATGTCGTGGCTGTGGGTGCCGGCGGTTTGGATGGTCAGGGCGTGCTCGTGGCTGCCGGCGGTGCCGATTGAAATGCTGTGGGTGTGGTCATCAACGGGGTTACTAGCCTGCGAGGCCTTTGTGCCCCCATACCCATCGGTGGCGTACCCCCCGTCGGAACCGCTACTGTTATTGACGGCTAGCGTTTGAGTGTGCGAGTGACCACCCGCCGGCGAGCTGCTCGCCGAGTGGCTATGCCCTCCACCACTCTGCGCCGTACCGTTGTGCACATGCGCCCCCGCATCCTCCGAACTACCGCTGTGTGCGTGGCTTTGCAGGGCCCCGCCCTGGCTGCTGCCCAGGGCGCGCCCGCCGTCCACGCCGCGGGCGTCGTCCCAGCCACGGAGGAACTCGCCGCGCAGGTCGGGCAGGTTGAAGGTGGTGAAGCCGTCGCCAGCACCGAAGGTAGCGCCGATTGCTGCGTAGAGCTCGGCGTAGGCGGTGCGCGAGACGGCGGCGCCGTTGGCTTTCAGCCAGCCCGCCGGCGCGGTGCTGCGGGCAAAGTGGGCGACCAGCCCGGCCGGCGCCATTTGCCGCGATTCGGCCTTGCTGAAGATGTCCAGATTGGTGCGAGCCTGCTCCTTGTCCAGCACATCACTGAGGTTTTTCGCGCGCTCCAGCGGCGCCGGGGCGCTACCGGCGGGCTCGTTGTTGACCAGGGTGATGCGCGTATCTGCCGGATAGCTTTTGCCGAGGACGACCCGCGTGGTGATGGTGGCATGGGGTTGCCATTCATCCGCGCCGCTGCCCATGTCGATGCGCAGGCCCTCGATGTACACCGCCAGGCCGTAGGTGGTGGTGACCGACAGATCAACAAGCGTTTGCCCGGCGGCGAGCAGTTGTTTCTCGGCGACGGTGTCCACCGTTACGTTGATGGCATTTGGATCTTGCCATTCGTAGTCGCCATCGGCGTTGCTGGCCTTGCCCAGCAGCTGGCCGACGGTGCCGCCGGGGATGATCTGCGCGGCGGTTACGTTGTTGATCACCCACGCCTGGCTGGCAACTGCAATGGCGGGATCGAGCAGCAGGTTGACCACGTCGGCATTGCTGACGGCGAAATCGAGCCGCAGCACTGCGTCGCCGAAGCTGCCCTCGGCGGGCACGGGCTTGTAAACGTCCGGCAGGTTGCCAACCACGAACATCGAGCCGGCGGCATCGAACACCGCCAGTTCGCGCATGGTCCAGCCGCCGACCGTAGCGGGCACTACCATCTCGGCGGTGAACCGTGTGGGGTCCTCGGGCGACTGGTAGACGCGGTTGACGGGCGCGCGGTAGCGCTCACGCACCAGTTGGGTCTGGTGCGGATCTGGGGCGATAGGGTTGCCGTTACCGTCGCCTACCGCCATATGCGTCAGGTTGATCCGCGTGCCGGTTGCCGCGGCGCTGGACATGGCACTGAGGCCGTATGCGGTATGTATTGATTTAAAAGTCATGGGCGGCTCTCGGTGTGAGCGTCGGGGTCATTGGGTGGCCGGCGCGCTGTAACTGACCGTTACGTCGATGCCTACACTGGCGACCACCGCGACGTAAGGCGTGCTGCGGCTGGTTGCGGAGAGCAAAGCCGTCTCGAGCTGTGAGCGCAGATTCTTGGTGCTCTCAACCACTTGCAGGACCTTTTGCAGGCTGGCCTGGGTGAGTGGCATCTGGTCGACATCGAGCAACAGGCGAAACGTGTAGGGCGCGCCGGCCGGGGCTTGAGCAAACCACTCCTGCACGCGCACGGGCAGGCCGAGCGCGCCCAGGCCGCGGGTGACGGCGCCGATGGTGCCTTTGATGCGCTGCACGGCCAGGGCCTGCTTGACGGTGTCGCGGCGCTGGCGCTCGCTCCAGGCGTCGGACCATTCGTCCACGGACCAGGCCCAGGCGAGCCAGGGCAGCAGGTTGATAGGGCAGGTTTCGGGATTCCACAGGTCGCGGATGATCACCGGCAGATCGGTGGCATGCACGCCTACCTGGGCGGCGATGCGCTCGAGCTGGATGCTGTTGGGCGGCAGCAACTCAGACATCGGTCTGCCCCGCCACGGTGAGGGTGATGCCGGTGCAGTAGCTGGCCTCGCCGTGGCCGACGCTGATGCTGGCGGCCGGGCTGGCGAGCTCTACCCGTTGCACGCCGGGTTGGTGCAGGGCGGCGTAGACGCCGGATAGCGTCACGTCGCGGCGCATGGCGTGCTGGGCGGCGGCATAGGCCTGGGCGGCGGCCATCGCGGCGGCACGCACCACGGCGGAATCGGGGCCGGGCAGCATGACCAGTTCGGCGACGATGGTGTAGTTGATGATGCTGGCGGACTGCACCAGGACGTTGTCGGTCATGGGGCGGACGGCTTCCTGGTTCAGCGCGCGGGCGACGGTGGCGAGCAGCGCCTCGGAGGCGGCGCCGTCTCCGGTGCGCGAGAGGACGTAGACGGTGACGGCACCCGGGGTCGGGCTGATGGCGCTGATGTCGGCGACGTCTGGATCGGCACTGAGGCCGTGGAATATGTAGCTCTGCTCGCTGCCTGCGGTGGTGTAGCCCTCGGGCGAGAGCTGGATGCGGCGGCGGAAGTCGGCGTTGGATTCGTAGACTTCCTCGCGCGGTGGCACGGCGGTGGGGTCGCCGGCATCGATGAGCAGGCGCTGCACGTTGTAGTTGGCGCCGAGCTGGTCGAGGTCGCCGTCCACGGCGTGGGCGAGCATGACCGCGCGAGCGGCATCGTTGATGCGCTGGCGGAGAATGACTTCGCGGTAGGCGTTTTCCTGCAGCAGTTTGTTGAGCGGCTCGGATTCGAGCTCCAGGGCGGCAGCGACGGCGGCCTGCTCGGCCTCGGGGTAGAGGCTGAGCAGGTAGGCCTTGCGCTCGGCGAGGATCTGTTCGTAGTCGAGCGACTCGATGACGTTGGGCGACGGCAGGCGCGAGAGGTCGATGGCGGTGGTCATAGGCTGGCTCCCAGGGCGAGCGGCACGCGCAGGCTGAGCGGCTCGTTGCTGTCGATGTGGTTGCCTTCGACGTCCAGGTAGGCCTCCCCTGGCTGCTCGCCGTGGCTGAGCTGCACGCGGCTGAGGCGGATGCGCGGCTCCCAGCGCATGAGCGCCATGGCGGTGGCGGCGTAGGCCTGCAGGCGGGTGGTGTCGTTGAAGGGGGCGTCGATCAGGTCCGGCAGCAGGCTGCCGTATTCGCGGCGCATCACACGGCTGCCTATGGGCGTGGTGAGGATGTCGGCGATCGATTGGGCCAGGTGCGCGGAGTCGCTCAGGGCGCGGCCGGTGGTGCGCGACATGCCGATCATTGCGGCGCTCCTGTGGTACCGCCGCTGTCTCCGCGGTGGCGGTGGTCGACCAGGCTGATGCCTGCGGCAATCACGTCTTCGCTGACGGTGACCAGGCCGGTGATGGCGACATCGCCCAGGATGGTCACGCCGCCGGGGGCGACGAGCTGGGCGGTGCCGCCGGCTGGCAGCGTGGCGGTGAGCGTATGGCTGGCGTGGTCGTAATCGATCACAGCCCCGTCCGGGTATTTGCGGCGGCGCAGGTTTGCGCTGTTCGACGGCGCCGGACGTTGCTGTGAGTAGAGGCCGACCAGGGCAATGCCCTGGGCAGTCTCGCCGCTGGGGCTGAGCAGAATGCATTGCTCGCCGACGCTGGGCGGGTCCCAGTCGCTGCTGGCTCCGGCGCGCAGGGCGAGCCACGGCCGGTTCGGAATGGTGAGCTTGCCTGTGCTGACGGTGCAGCGCTCAGCCTGATGGTCCACCGCGGTGATGGTACCGAGGCGGATCAGATTGGCGAGGCGGCGAAGAATGTCGGCGATGTTCATGGCCCCATGCTGGCGTTCGCGCGCGCGGGGCGCATGTGCGGGGCTGTGTAGCGGTTGCCGTTACAGGCTCAGGGCACCAAGTGCTCGAGCAGGCGGTCGCGGATGAGTTCGAGATCCGCGTCGGTGAAGCCGAGCAGCTCGCGGCGAGCGTACTGCACATCTGCTGCGCCCGGCGCCGGACGATCGCGCAGACCGTACTGGTGGATGCGGGCGATGCGCGAGAGGCGGCCGGCGAAGCCGATGCCTATGGTGCTGGCATCGCTCTGCAGGCGCAGGTAGCGGGCGGTGCGTAGCTTGGCGAACATCTGCCGCTTGCGCTTGATGCGCCCGGCCTTGGCGCGCAGTTCCTGCCGGGGCTTGCGCGGGGCGTAGGGTGTGCCGTCCGGGTTTTTCTGCGCGGCGATGCGCTGCTGCTGGCTGCGGCGCAGGTCGCGGGCGATGGCGCTGGTGACCTTGCGGCGCTCGGCCGGCTGCAGCTGGGGCGAGCAGCGCGCCGGCCCAGTCTTCGAGGGCGCGCAGGTCGTCAGCCATTGTTGCCCCATTCGGCGAGCAGTTCGCCCTCGCTGGTTTCCACGCGCATGGCCGGTACCAGGAACGTTTCGTCGTCGACGACAGGCTCGGCCGGGTGGCTGACCTGCAGGGTGCCATCGGCCTGGCGCTTGACGATGACGCGCTCGGTGAGCGGCAGGGTGATGGAGAGGTCGACCGCCTTGTTGCTGAGGATGTCGGCCTCGAACTTGATGGCGTCCCTGCCCCGCTCGATGTTCTCCATCAGCTCGCGCTGGTTGACCAGCACCCAGGCGAACAGCGGGATGGCGACGGCATCCGGGTGGCCGGCGAAGTCCGTCAGGATCAGGTTGAGGGTGTAGCTGTATTCGAACGACAGGCCCGGCGCTGCGGTGCTGCGCAGGCTGCCGTTGTCGATGAATACCAGCAGGCGGTCGGGGTTGTGGCGCAGTTCCGGAACGGCGGCCATGAGGTGCTCGCGCAGGGATTCGGGCTTGTTCATGGCTGGGTGCTGCGCGCGTTGTGGTCCACCACCAGGTCGACCTTGGCGGCGCACTCACCCCAGGCGGCCATCAAGTTGTCGCTGTCGTCGCTCAGTTCGCCGTTACTGGCCGGCGCCGCCGGATCCAGCGTGCAGCGCGTCACGACTGGACAGCCACTGACGGTAACCGTCTGCTCCGGTGAGGGCGGGACGTTTGTGCAGGCGGCGAGCTGCAGCAGGCAGAGGCTGAGCAGCCCAAGTCGCATGGGTTGGGTCTTCACGGCGTTGCTCCTTTTTCTTGAGCTGATCGGTGGCGTGGGCCTGGCGCAGGTCGCTGAGCGTCTGCTGCAGGGCGAGCTGGTCGAGGCGCTGGGCGGCCACCTCGCCGGTAAGGCGCACGATGGTGGCGGCCTGGCGGGCGCTGCGCTGCTCGGCGGTTTGCAAGCGCTCGGTGGCGAGATCCGCGCGGGCGGTCGCGGTGTCGATGCGTTGCTGCTGCGTCCAGATCAGCAGGCAGAGCGCGGCGACCAGGGCGAGGCCGTAGAGGAGTTGGCGGGAGGTTGTCATGCGCTGGCCTCCGGCAGGGTGTAGTCGATGGCGATTGCAGCGAGTTGCTCTAGTGTTTTTGCGGCCAACCTACTCATTCCTGCACCCACAGCCTGGCTTGTTCAGCGCCTGCAAGACGCAAAGCTTCGACCAACTGAGCCTTGGTTACCTGGGCAGGTGTGTTATCGGCCAGCACCCAACGGATCGTTTCGTCATCTTTCATCACTGAAAGCGAGCGAGCCATGCGGGTTTGGCTGGTTTCATCTCCTTGAAAAACCATGCCATCCACTTCAACTTTAATCGCTGCGACGGCCGCGGCGCGATTGTCTTTCCAGCGCTGGCGGGCGGCGGCAGCTTCGTGATTTGCATTGATGCGCTCAGCCTCTTCGACCTGCGCAACCTCAGCTGGAGTCAGCGGCTCGAT